TGCATGTAAATTAGTTACTGTTTTAGCCATCTGTTCTTCATTATTATTAATAACTATTGGTGTAGCTGCATCTGTAATTAATTCTACTAAATTAGCTTTGATTACTTCTTTAGGGTAATTACTTTTCTCTAATATAGCGTTAAATGATTGAATTAATTCATTACGACGATCTTCATTAGCTAAATCAGATAGATCTTGTAATTCAGGATTATTATTAATAATTTCTTGAAGTTTTAATTTAGTTTCTTGTAATTTAACTTTTAATGATACTTTGATAGATCTAGTACTTTTCCACGTAAATTGCCCTTCATTCAGTGTCTGAACACCTTTGATTTCAATACAAAAACCATCTCCGTGCTTACCATTAGGTTTAATATACCAGACATTTCTAGGGATCATATCTGTAGTAATATCACAACCTTCAGGTAGTTCAATTTTACGTTCTCTTTTTTTAGTATTAAAGTTTTGAGCTGATTGTGAAGTTGCCATACGTAAGTTTTCTTTACGGTTATCACGACCTACTCTATTAATATGATCGACTGTATGCTGTTGACCTTTACCTTCAAATGTTAATTTGTTCATAACTAAATTGTGTAAAAATAATACTTTTTTATTATCATTATCAATATAATGAGATTTTCCTATATAACCACCATCACTACGATAAGACCATGAATTATAACATACTTTATCTTTATCATCCGCATCAAAAACAAATAATATATATTCATCTTTATAAGGAGTATATGCTACAATATATTGTTTATCATTATATTCAACTATTTCATGATTTATTTCTTTAATTGTTTTATTATCTTCTTTTTTGATATTAATAAATTTAGGGATATCCATTTTTTGTTATGTATATAAAAAATATAAAATCAATTATTTTAAAATGTTAAAAATTCAATTTTTTTATAATTATAACAAATATAATTTTAAAATAGTAATATTGTACTATTTTGAAATCAAATATTTTTTTATTTTTTTAAATTAAGTAATGCTTTAGTTAGAGTCGGTGAGTCCATAATCTTTCAATTACAGCCGGACTATACCTTAAGTTCATTATCGATAATGATTAATTATCTAGAACCCAAAACTATCTAGTCTCTGAACCTTCTCCATAGCCTTATCAATAACGGCTTTAGGAGCTTGGATGCGGATTGCCCAATCTCTTGCTTTTTTACCTTTGGGTACGGCTATTAACCGTGGTCCTCTAAAAACTTTCGAAATTAGAGTGGTAGCAAGAGCTCTAAGGGTGTTCCCGTCAATTTAGTCTTGTCGCCAGAATTTATTCTGACTAGTTACAAACTACATGTGGGAGTCATAACGTTTTTCCATTGTAAGAGCCCATTTACAATGGCGTGTAACTTTTGTGCCCTGTATATGCAATACGAGGCTAATCCACCCATACCACTAAGGATACGTAATACGTTGTAGTTTAGCGCATAGATGGAGATTTTGCTGTCATCAGCAAGGTAGGTGGATTTGAAGTCAGCTACACCATCAACACCGAAGGTGAGGTTGAGAGTAGCGTTGTCGATACGAGACATGTTGCAAGTACCGGATGGTTGGTGATCTTCGGGATTGAGAGAGAAAGAATACATGCAAAGACCATCGGAGGGAGTGTTGCTGTGGTGTTGCCAGGGTTGGACGTAGTTGAAATAATTGCCATCTCTTTCGGAAAAGCGATCATGGCCGTTAAGTTGGAGGAGGCCACGTTGTACGGGGTTTTCAGTTCCATTCATGTATACACCATAGTTATCATATTGGCGAGTAACTACGTCATAAGTAGAAGATCCTTGGCCTAGAGTTGTACGAGCAGTAGTGCCAAATAATTTGCTAACAGGGGTAGAAACATCTTCAATAGATAAGGATTCACCGAGAATGGTGATATTGTCAACATCTAATTCCGATACACTGATTGCAACGGCGTTGGCAGCATTGAATTTAGCTATAAGCGCTGCATTAGTTACTGCAGTAGCGAGTTGGAGGCGATTATTAGATAAGTCAAGTTGGTTAGTATTAGTATATTTAGCTAGAGATAATACAAAACGTTTAGTAGCTTGTACTCGGAGATTATTAGCATCGGCGGAATCATAAGCAAGGAATGCATGAGCGCCAGAAGGGTTAGTATAACGTCCAAGTTTAAGATTCCAGTAAAGGGCTTTGCAAGGGTGATTGAAGTTAAGACGGAATTTGTTGCTGTTGATAGATACAGATTCTTCACCAGTGAATTGTACTTGTTCGATAAGATATTCATGAGCATTTTGGGCGAATTTTTTACGTTCTTCGGATTCTAAGTAGATATAGTCTACAAAGAGGGAAGCAGCTTCCATACGGAGACCTAATTGATTTCCAGGGGTAGAAGAAACGAATCCAGAAGATATAATGCATTCTTCGAGTTTTCGGAATTCGAATTCATATCGGACATCGTGATATTGGAGAGCAATTAAAGGTAGAGCAAGACCGTCGTTTCTGCAGTGGAAGAAATATAAAGGAACATATAAAGTCGCGGAACGGTGAGATTTGGCTAATTGGGTTAATTCTGGGGTGTTTCCAATCATTTTAGCATAACCGCGATCTTGGCCAAATTTACGAGATAATTCATACCAGCAATTCATCCAATCGCCATATTGTTTATCAATTTTAGTTCCACCGATGTTTAGTTCGACAGAAGAGATTAAAGCATGACCTACTTTTTGTACCCATGCCCATTTTTGGGTGTCATCGCCAGAATTTCCACCACTTAGAACAACACGGAGATATACATTACTTACAAGATCACCATTTCTTTGTAATGTAGCAGATACTTTACGTCCGAAATCTGCAGCACCGGAGAAAGTTTGTTCAATGCTTTCTACGGCAAAGTTTGTATGTCTACGATATACAACTTTGAAAAAAGTAATTTGAGGATTACCAGTTAGGTAAACATCTTGAGCGCCATATGCGACCCGAAATTCCTATATCTTTCGATATAAGCGGGACTATACCTTAAGCTGTCAACGAAAATAGGGGATTTTCTCAAGCCTACTCATTATAGTCTCTGAACCTTCAACTCTAGTATTTTACCCATATATACTAGAGTCGCTTGGCTGCGGATTGTCCAATCCTTAACATTTTTACTATGTCCTTGGTCGTTATCCAAGGATATTATGTTTTTCACAAAACATAAGAAGTAGTTAAGGCTCTAAGGAGTTTCCCGCAATTTAAAAGTATCGCCATAAATATATTATGACTAGCCAATTATATTAAACCATGTATTCCACTATTTATCTTTATTGGTATTACATGGAACCAATAAAGTAGTCGACTGTTCAACTCTATCGTTAAAGTTGCATTAGACCACCACCCATTGTGTTATATATATTATAGTATAAGAAAAAAAATTTAAAAAAAAACTAATTAAATTATATTTATATATATTTTTTTTAATTAAATATATATAAAGTTATTAGTTATTTATATATAAATAATTATAATGTCTGAATTTTCATCAAATTTTAAAGATAAAAATATTAAATATTCTTCTTTTTGTAATAATATTTTAAATAAATCATTACTTATACACGGAACTCTTGATAGTAAGCATCAAGATAAAATGAAAGAATTTGAAAAAAGAGACAAAGTATTATTAAAATTACAAAATAAATTATATCAGCTTAATGAAGAATATAATATTATAAATAAAAAAAATCCAATAGATTATATTGAAGAAGATATAATAAAAAAAGCAAAAATAAAAGATGATATTATTGAAATACAAAATGAAATAGATAATTTAAATAATATGTCTGATACACTTGACTATTTTAATAATACTATTGATTTATTAAGTAAATATTATGATGATAATAATGAAAATGATAATAATGAAATTATTGATATATTTAATATTAAAAAAAATGATGACAAAGCACAAATATTTTACAAATATTTAAAAAGAACTAATCAAATAGATTTAAATTATAAACAAAAAAAAAATAAAATTAAAATATGTTCTCAGTGTAATATAGATAAAGTATTACATTTACAAGATGGTTTAATTTCATGTGTTCAATGTGGTAATTGTGATTTTATATTAGTCGATAGTGATATTCCCAGTTATAAAAATCAAATTGTTGATAATAAACCTAATGGATATAAAAGAATGAATCATTTTTCTGAATTACTAAATCAATTTCAAGGTAAAGAAAGTACTGAAATACCTAATGAAGTTTTTGAAAAAATCATAGATGAAATTAATAAATTAAGAATTGAAGATCTTTCAACCCTTAATAATTATACAATTAGAGCTATACTTAAAAAGCTAAATTTAAATTTTTATTATGAACATATACCATATATAATTAATAAACTTAATGGTATACCACCACCTTCTATTAATAGAGAATTAGAAGATAAATTAAGACAAATGTTTAAAGAAGTACAAGAACCATTTATTTTATACAAACCAAAAAATAGAAAAAATTTTTTAAATAATAATTATGTTTTTCGTAAGTTATTTGAATTGTTGGAAGCTGATCATCTATTATCATCTTTCCCTTTTCTTAAATCTAAAGAAAAATTATACGAACATGATCAAATATGGAAAAAAATATGTGATTATAATAATTGGCAATTTATAGAAAGTATATAATTATAATAAGAATATAATTATATAAAGTATATAATTATAATAAGAATATAATAATATAAAGTATATAATTATAATAAGAATATAATAATATAAAGATTAAATTATATTAAAAAAATATAATGTTAGACTATATTTTTTTAATTCCGATTGGTTCCTCAATTAATGGTAAATTACTTGAACAATATTTAAAATTAAGAACTTGGTGTGATAAAAATAATGCAGATATTTTAATTACTAATGGAAAAATGCATAATTTTGCTAGAAATTATTTAGCTACAGGAGGTAAAGGCTTTGAAACACCAAGTCCTCCAGACGCTAAATGGTTGATTTGGTTAGATAGTGATATTCAATTTACAATTGAACAAATAGAAACATTAATTAGGATTGAACATCCTTTTGTTTCTGGATGGTATGTTTCAGATCTTGGAAATCAAGTAATGGCTGGACGATGGGATATTGAATTTTTTAAAAAAAATAAATTTATGCCATTTTTTGATAAAAATAAATTAGTTGAATTAGCAAAAGAAAGACCAAATGATTTTTTAGAAGCTGATTTTGTTGGTTTTGGATTTGTTAAAATTCATAGAAATATTATTGAAAAAATGACATATCCATATTTTACTTTAAATGTTCAAGAAATAGATAATTATAAAGATCTGTCTTCTGAAGATTGTAGTTTTTGTCAGAATTGTTTTAAAGAAACAGGAATAAAACCTATTATAGTACCTACTTTACATGTCGGACATCTAAAAACTATCCACTTATATTAATTACTTTCTTCCTATATTTAAAGAAGCATTTCTTTTTTGAGGTTCTGAAGGAACATTTCTTGTTTGAGATAAAGAACGAGTTCTAGAAGCTGGAGCTGGAGATTCAGGTAAAGAATTATTTATTAACTTTTTTGTAAAAAATATATATCTTTGATGAGATATTACTAAACCTAATAATAAATATGCATTATTATATGTACTATATGGTGTATATTTATTTATATACTCTCCGAATTTATATGAGTTATGATTAATTTCATCTTTATTAATTTGTGCATTTTGTAGTTTTAAAATCATACTTCCATCTAATACATTACTATTAATTTTATTTTTAATTAATTGTAATAATTGTGGATTACCAACTGTAAAAAATATACTACCATTGTATCTTTTATTAATATTTAATTCTTCATTTATAATATGTTGTTGTGTTATATTATTACTAGTTTTAATTATTGTTAATTTATTAATTAGCTCTTGTTTAAGTTTATTTAATTTTAAATTATCTTCATGTTGTTTATCCATAATCATTTGTTTATAATCTTCAATTACTTTATTTAATTGCTCAACTGATCTTGCCATATTATCTGAATCTTTTTTATCTATACTTATTTTGTCAAAATCAGCATCTTTTATATCACATTCTTTAATATTTTTTATGCGAGTTTCAATATTATCAATATTTTGATTAAATTCTGCTATATTTGATTTATTACTTAAATCATATACATCAATCTTAAATGATTTATTATCACTACTTATACTTAATATTGTTATTATATATGCATTTATTATTTTTTTTTCTGTTAACAAATCTTTAAATCTGTTTTTATTTATAATTAATTTCCCATGTTTAATCTCATCATCTTCTTTTAATTGATGAAATGTACTAAAATTATCATAAAACTCTTTTAAATCCGGTGAATTAATAATTTTATTACAATTTGTTTGTATATCTTTAATTTTTGCCATTTGTGATTCATTGATATCAAAAATTAAAAATTTATCACCTACTTTTATTAAATAATTTTTTTGATCAAAATATTGAGTTGATGATGGAGTTGTAACTCCACTTAAAGAGTCTGTTTGAAAGTTATTATCTGAATCTGTATCATTATCAATATTTAGACGCTTTCTAGTATAATCATCATATTCTTCTTGTTTTTGTTGTTCTTGTTGTTCTTGTTGTTGTGCTTTTTGTGCTGTTTGTGCTCGTGCTTTTAGTGCTAGTTTTGCAGCTGTAGCTGCTGCTGTTGCTGCTGTTGCTGTTGCTGTTGCTGTTGCTATTGGAGCAGGTTTTGTTTGTTGTTGCTGTTGATTTAATTCTGTATAATATAAATCTGAATCTGAATCTGAAAATGAAGCTTGAGCATTTCGAAGATCAGCTTCATAAGCATTTTTTTGTACTATGTTATCTCTTGCTTTTGATACTGCATTTCTTAATTTTTTATTTACACTATCTGTTTTTTTTTGTACATTCATAAATTTATCTGCTACTAATTCTGTTTGTTTAACTTTTTTGTCACTAGCTTCATTTTCTGTCGTTTGTGTTATTTGATTGTATTGATCTGAAGCATCAAAATCATCTAATACTTGTTTGTTATCAGGTATTTTATCTTCACATTTATCTCGTTCATAATTAAGTTTTGCTATTTTTTCGGCAACGTTAACCTTACATTCTTGATCTTTTACTTGATTTTTTATACTATTTAAAAAATTAATTTGTTTAATATATATATCATTTAGTTTTTCTTTATCTGTAAACTTACATTGTGATATATTATTATCAATTTTGAATTTTTTTATTTTTTTGTCAGTACATTCTTTTACTGGTTGTGATTTTGCTATTTCTGCTGCTTGAAGAGCTTTTTGTGATTTTTGAGATATATCTTCATTAATAAGTTTTTGAGTTTGTGGTTGTGGTTGCGATACATCTGTTTTTGTTGTTTTTGTTGTTGGTGGTGGCGGTGGCGGTGGCGGTACATTTTGTGTTTGTCGTCCTTGTTCCCCTGATGATAGTCGTTGTCGTTCCTTTGATGATGATACTTTAGTAGTACTAGCAGCAGGTGTAGCTGCTGATTGTGTTGTTGTGGTAGATGGGTTTAATATATTTTTTATTAAAGCAATCATATCATTCATTGTATTATTATTATTAATAAATGTGTTAATTTTTTCATTATTTCCATAACTAAGATAATAAATCATTGAATTATAATTATTATCATCAAGTATATTTTTTTGTTCGTCGAAATGAATAGATTTTATTTTTACTATAGAATTGTGTACACCTTTTAGATTATTAATTATAGCTTCTTTCTGTGTTATAGAATCTCTTTGTTTTTGTAGTTTTTGTAGTCTTTGTAATTCTATATTATGATTTTCAATTTTTTTTATTTGTTCAAAAAATTCAAATATTTTTTTTTCTTTAATTGTTTCTTTTACAATTTCATACTTTTTTGAAGTTGTATCTAATTGTAATTCTTTTATTGTAGATTGATTTAATATACTTCTATTTATAATCGTGTTATAATCTTTTATTTTCTTTTTATTGTCACTACCTTGAATAAAAGATATTGATTCAAATATTTTCTTTATATCAAGTACTTTAGATGCATCGTTACCTTTACCACCTCCTAAAATATTATTTTTTAAATCTAAATATTTTTGTTTATATTCTTTATATATAGCATAATAATCATTATCGCCAGATTTTAATTCCATATTATAAAAATATATTATATATAATATATTATAATATATTTTTATTTTTTATATTAAATATTTTTGAAATTATATTAAAGTGTTATTGTATTTGTAGGTATTGCTATAGGTTATCTTTATATTGTTAGTACATTTATTTATATTTTATTTTTAATATT